TTAGAACGTTAAACAGTTACGAAGATTACCTCGCCGAACTACCGCCGTCTTTTGACAAAGAAAACATTGTTTTTCCATTTTTAAATTTAAACGATTTTCAATCAAAGTTTTCAAAATCTACGAATTTAAAAAAAGTTGATTATCAAAATAATCTTGACGAATTATACGCCTTAAAATATAAAAATTTCATCGATCCATCACAGTATATGCAGTTAATAAAAAATCACACAAATAACTTCATGTTAGAAGAATATTTGCGTTTCATTACGGGTCAATCTTTCGATGAACATGCATTTTACAACTATAATAAAACACTAACAAATTTCGATGAAACGCTAATAAACTCTCAAATATCGTTAACCGAAGGCGCGATACAATATCTAAAGAATACGAGTTTTATTGGGGTCGATGCAATAAAAAATTCTTTAATTTGTCCAAAAAAATTCGACAGGGTATTTCATTTATATTTCGATCCAGAAAAATTTATTGTTGACGAGGAGAAGATTCAATCGCTTAATTCAGGAAATACTGGCATAATACAATATTACGAAAACAACAGTGACATAGTAAAAGTACAGTTATCTTCTTCTTCTAATGAATATTATTATCGCCGAGGTGGGTCTATTCAAACTGGACAAACAGACGATAGAAAACTTGAATTTGATAGTTATTTTGTAGAATTAGAGATGATAGCGTAAACAATATGACAACCGTTTCGAAACGATCAAACGAAATTTATTCTATTCAGGTAACTGAAATAAGTAGATTTACTTCTAAATTTATTTATAATTTTTACGTTGCCGACGAATACGTGCAATCTACTCCAAGCGTCCCCGAAGTTTATAAAAAACCCACGATAAATAAAAACGATATAAGCTTATCTTCATTTTCGTTAAGAGTGCCTCGATACGTCGAGCTTGAGTGGATGTTAGATCGTTTTGGAAATAAAAAAAATGTTGCCGTAGATTTACGAGCGAACGAATGGCGCGCCATTTCGCAAGACAATTTAGCTATAAGCAACTATATGCCCTATAGCTTTTCAAGTTTTAAAACAATTGAAAATGCGTCGGAAGATATCAATAAGGGTGTAGATGGCGAATTATTAACCGATTCGGCATTAAGTCAGGCTACAATAACCGAAGATTTTTTGGCTAAATTGATGGAGGATTATCAAGAAACGCCAGAGTCTTCAAATCTAGAATTTTTTAGAAAAGAAATAGAAACGTCGAGCAAGTGTATAGAAAAAATAGGAAATAAGTCTTATGAAACTCTAGGCGTTACTTTCTTTAAACAAGACGAAATTATAAGTCCTAGGTTATTTCAAACGATAAAAGATAATGAAAAAAAATTCTATACAATGTTGAGTACCGCCATACTTCCTGATATTTTTTCATCTACGAGTCTAACCAAGCAAAATTTAGATCAAATAAATAAATTTTCTACTTCACAAAGACAAAACGACTCTTCTTTAAAGTTGCATGGCGATGTTGGAGCAACTACTACAGAAATACCAAATGGCGTAATTAGTACGATCGGGTACGTTATAGAAAAACATCGTATTAGCGAAGATGGTTTCGTAAAAGAAAATACTTTATATATAGCCAATCCGAATATTCAATCTACAATAGATGTTAACGTACGTTATGGTTCAACTTACGTATATTCTATTAGAGCATTTCTACAACTTGAAATAGCGGTTAAACCGTCAAATTCTTCGAATTATCATAAAACAATTTTTTACTTAGTAGGTAATCCCACAATAACAAGAGTGAGTTGTGAAGAAAATATACCTCCCCCGCCGCCTACTGAACTCGACTTTGTTTGGGATTATAAGAAAAAAGAATTTCACGTTAATTGGCAAATGCCATTTAATTCGCAAAGAGATATAACACAGTTCCAGATACTTCGTCGCAATTCTATACACGAATCATTCGAGCTCTTAGAACAACAATGCTTCGATTTTTCGAGCGTAAAAAAAACGACAGGAGAGATTATAGATGGTAATAATTTCGAAATGTCGAAAGATAATTTAGCGTATGTAAAATATCAAAAATATCCTACTTTTACCTTTAAAGACGTAGAGTTTATAATCGATGCTGAAAATCTAAAAGCCTCGAAATATATTTACACAATCGCGGCAGTCGACGCTCATGGATTGATATCGAATTATGGTATTCAAGTCGAAGTAAGTTTCGATTTTTTCAAAAATGAATTAACAAAAAAGATAGTTTGCGAAAGTGGTTCGCCCCGACCGTATCCTAACATGTATCTAAAGACCGATTTGTTCAAAGACGTGATTCAAGTATCTGGCTTGTCGTCTCAAAAATTAAAAATATATTTTATGCCTGAATATTTTAAAGTAATTTCTTATAAAACGGGAATTAATAAATTGGTAACTACGAATCAAGACGGCAGCAACGGAGGCTATTATAAGCTTCAGTTCATTAATACGCAAAATCAAAAAACAGATTATTTAAAAATAAAAATAGATGATCCTAGGCTCTTAACTGCAAAAACGGAAACCGAAAGAATAGAAGAACTTTATTATTTGATATAATCCGTCAACATAGTTACTTTGAATATAACAAGGTAGTTTTTTTGTCTTATTGATAGGTATCAGTAGTTTTGGAGGGTGTTAAATGGGATGGTTAGATAATTCTACAAACAACATTATTTTAGACGCCGTGTTGACGGACTTCGGCCGCGAAGCCTTGGCAAGAAACAATAATTCTTTTAAAATAGCAAAGTTTTCTTTAGGCGACGACGAAGTCAACTATGGAATTATTACCAAGTATGGAAGAACAATCGGTCGAGAAAAAATAGAAAAAAATACGCCGATATTCGAAGCCTTGACCAACAGCAACTTAGCTTTAAAATATAGACTAGTATCCATTCCAAATCCCCTAGTTTATTTACCGAAACTAGTACTATTAGGTTCGGCGATCGATACGATAGTACCAGGAGCTGGTCCTATATCATTTATAGTACAACAAAAATTATCGTCCCAAGATTCGACCTTACAAATTGATCCTCAATTAGCTGAGACTACTTTCGAAGTACAATATCCATCGCTTTTCTTGCTAGTCGGTCAAGTCGATGGACAGCAAATTGTAGGCTCAGTTCTTCAAGATTCTTTCCGTACGGCAACGAAATCGGTCGCTGTAAGCCCAGGTTCGAATGCGGGCATAAAACAAGCAACAATCACTTTGAGCGCGCCAGCAATATCTGACACTACTTTTAATACGTATGGTAGAACAATAGACGCTAGTGGAAAATTGCAAATTTCTACATCTATAAAAATAACAGGCGTAATGTCGGGTTTAAGCCTTACGGTACCTGTTAACATAAACAACAAGTCGACATAAACAATAGGAAAATTATACAATGTCAACGTTTCGAACATTATTATCAGCCGACATAAAAACCGCAAAATCTTTTTTAAATCAATTGATCGATGTACTGCAAGAAGACATCAGCGGTTCTACGTCACGACGTAAATATCAACATTTCGTAACGGGTGGCGTAGGGCCCGGCGTAACGTCATCGTTGTTTCAAACCGTTTATGATCAAGACTTCACTCTACAAACAGCAAATCCAATATTCGATATAACGGTTGGTTTAGCTCCGCCCACAGACGACTACGCAGACGGCGTTTTATACGATGCCAAAATAGGCGAAGACTCAACAGGCAAATTATTGTTCCCCAGCAGCTCATTAATGGCTCGAGAAAAAGGAGAAATTTACAGACAATTTGCACAAACTCTCTTGGGAGACGGTACTGCACAATTTAAGGTTCCACTCGAGCCTCAAGTTAGCGTGACACAAGACACGATAGATGTAGGTTTATTTTTAGCTTTTAAGCGACTCTTTGCAAGAGACCAAATTAAACGTGAAACGTTCGCAATGAGATTCTATCAATCGGCGTCTTTTGTTTCGAGATTAGGTACTAGCATAGATATGCCACCAGCAGCAGACGCCGATGGATTTTCAAACTTAAACATAACGTCGATTTCTGGTTCTGCGATATTTACGGACATAGGATCCAATGACGCAAGGTTTACAACATTCGGTGGACAGTATGGAACGATAGTCGATTCTTCCAATACTTCGCGAAGAGTTGGATTGATGTTTTACGACGCTGGCGTCGCAGTTTTAGATCTCGCAAAAATCACTTCAGGTAGTCAGTTTGTATCTGGAACGATCGCCGCGATGGCGCCAACGGGTACTACAATATTGGGTAACACTGGCACTGCAACTGCAAAAAAATCAAAATTTATACCTGACTTTGTAATGTCAGGAAGCATGGACGACATCATAGATCACATATGCGCTACAAGATTTCAATCGGGTTCTTTGACGGCAATTACGTTCCAAAATATTACAAACATCAATAGCACCTTGATATTCTGTAGAGCTCCTGCGGATGAGTTTAATTATTCTTCTAATCCGACCTTCGTCGATTCTACTTCGCAAAAAATAGTAGTTATTGATGAAGGACAGGAAGGTTTACAAGATACGTTTACTTACGTTACGACCATCGGATTGTACGACGGTTCTAATAACCTGTTGGCAGTAGCAAAGTTGAGCCGTCCTGTAGAAAAAAGTCCGGAAAGAGATCTTACGTTTAGAATTAGATTAGACTTTTAATTTATCGCAGCGATTTTATAGTTGTGTAATCATCCAGAAGACAAAATCTGATATGGCGATATTTCCAGTTACAAATGACGATGTAGAATTTTTTACTACTATTATAAATCCTAAAAGACAATATTCCTCATCGTCGACGGGCGGAATAGTCGGTAATTTAAATTTATTTCCAAGAAGATCTTTAATAGAAAAAGAAGTTACTCCATTAGAAAATTTTCTTGAATCTTACGTTAAAGACACCGATGTAGAATCGTTAAGAAAAAGTGTAGTTCAAATCGCTAGATCTACAGTCGTCAGTGGATCTTTTTTTGGATCGCTACAAAAATATTTGGGTGATGTAACCAACCAAGCTACTTCTGCAAAAAAACAAAAACAGATTAATATAAATCGTTTTATTCCTTCACCGTCTTTTACGTCAAATACGTTAAGAAAATTAAACGTAAAAGATATGTTAATGAAATATTATGCGTCGGCATATCCAACTGCAGGATGGGGATATACCAACTACAATACTTTAAATTTTTTTTCTACGAATAACACGCCAAACTCTTCAGTGTTATTATATCCATCGATCGAAAGACCAGAACTTCCTGTTCATGCAAATCACGTAACAGGTGCTTATGCGCTTTCGGGCGCCTTTTCTTTCGATTTTAGAATTAATCCTAGGTACAAAGAAGATTCTATAACTACCGGTCATTTCAAGGCGGGAACCATTTTTCATTTATCTTCCAGTTATGCGTTATCTTTAGTTACTGGATCTTTAAAGGATGAAAATGGTTATCCAAAAGGTTTTAGACTACAACTACAACTAAGCCATAGCGCAGACATCTCGCCTTCGAAAGCTATCCCTGGTGTTTATCCAAAAGATTTAATATTTTTATCTAACGATAATTCTTTGAGCTATAACAATTGGCATCGCGTCGTTGTTCGTTGGGGAACAAACATTATTAACGATGGAACGGGTTCGTTCAATATTGACGGAACAGACGCAGGAACATTTGTAATCCCATTAGGCACAATTATGCCACAAGTCTATACGGGAAAAAGTGACCCGAAAGTCTTATGCGTCGGTAATTATTATGAAGGAAACAACACAGATTCTTCGAGTCAGCTGTTGTTCTTTAGCGACACGGTAGCGAACAGAGAAGGTCTTGAAACGCTAATCGTCGACAACGCTAGTGTACCTATCAATTATACGTTTAACCATCCTTTAAAAGCAGAAGTACACGAATTATCTATAAAAAGAAATTACATGTCGAATCAAAATATTTATTCGACATCGGGAAGCGGTATCCAAAATATCGACGCTACAGTCGCATTCTACGCGCCGCCGTTCTTCACCAAAACATCGCCAGCAAGAACTAGTGTAAATGGATATGGAGGCGTATTGTTTACTCCTTTCCAAGAAGTCGATGGTACCACAGACGATCCATTTAATGTCGCCTTGGCTTATTCGGTCGGTGGACATTATATAAATTTGGAAAACTTTACTAAAGATTTTGCGAACGATATATACCCGCGCCTCCATCACCTAACGGGTGTAGCAATAGATTATACGACGTCAGCGGAAACAGCTTCAGACGCACTTTATAGAAGTTCTTTCGTCAAAAAAAGAAATCTAACGATATTACCTTGCGACGAAGGGAACTTTCATCCAAACTATAGTTTATTAAGCGCAGAAGATAGCACTAAATATATCGATCAATTTGGTAGATCAGATCTAAGCATAATTAATCTAGATGATCTAGTCAGTACCTCATCTCTAATAATCAACGAAGTCAACGACCCGAGCGGATCTCTATTTAATTCCTTGGTTGGATTTACGCCAGAAAATCCTGGTTTAGCTCCTGGCCCTGCGATATTAAAATATAATGGTAGTTTATCAGGAGCTCCTCTTACAATATACCAAAGAACTCGAGACGCTTCTTCAAATCAAGTTACCTTTTTTGATATTAGCAATTTATTCTACGGAAGTAGAATATTACCTGGGTCTTTTACGTTAACAGATACTTCTTTGTCTGGCTCGAACGGAAGAGTTTCTATAACAATAAAAGATGATGGTGCGGGTAACCTATATCGCGCCGACTCAGCGACTCCTCATGATACCAAAAATTCGATAGGTAATATATTTTATAGCGAAGGAGTTGTGGTAATAAAAAGCCCACACTTGTATTTCTTCGGTAAAGATCAATATGAAATGTCGTTCAAGGGCGACCAAAAATTATTCTCTTCAAAATACGAACTACTAGCGCCGAGAGGATTACTAAATTCGTCATCTAATTCTTCTTATGCGATGGTTCAAAATTCCATCAGCGCATCGGCAGAAGTATGGGATACGGAAAAATTTGTCTACATATCTGACGTTAATTTTCATGATGAAAATTTGAACGTCGTCGCGAAGGCAAAATTAGCACAACCAGTCTTAAAAAGAGAAGGCGAAAAAATTCTATTTAAAATAGCTTTCGATTTTTGATCATGTCTACCGCAGGCTCCAAAAAGAGAAAACGAAAGAAGAAGGGTCGCTACCATCGCGGAACTCACTCTTCTCCGATCGCAGGCGAGTGTAAGTATCGTTCGGGTTGGGAGCAAAAGTACATGGAATATCTCGACTCAGATCCTAATATCGTCGCGTGGTCCTACGAAAAACTAGCGATCGAATACGTTTCCAATCAACGCACAAAAAAGATTCGCAAATACTATCCAGACTTTCAAGTCGAGTACAAGGATGGTAAAAAAATTATAGTTGAAATTAAGCCTTCTCGTAAACTAGGTCAAGCCACCGTGGTCAAGAAGATTAGAGCTGCAAAAGAATGGTGCACTGCCCACGATTTGA